CACAAAGAATCTTTCGAGGTAGGACTAACAAAATGTCCTGCTGCATTAATGTCTGCAGCAGTCCGGGCAAGTATCTAGTTTTGCCAGTCCCTGTGTGCGCACAGAGCACAATTGATTGTTCTCTCAACTGAGCTGACACTGATTTGGCAACCTCAAGCCAAGGGTGACTGAAATCAGTCGGCGCAGTTTTGGGTGTGCTTTTTCCAAATTCTAGGCTCACACCCGTAGCCATTAAATCGCAGCCTATTGCGACGTGCTCCAACAGCTGAGCAACTGGGAATATGGCCATCCATTCAATAGGAGGCAACATTTCAGTGACCAGGCATGCGACTCTCTTGTGGTGCACATAGCTGTCTTTTGGGACCAGCCCAGCGATCGCTGTCGACACAGTACCTTTTCCAAGGTAGTGCAGGTATGACAAGCTCATGAAGAATCTGGGTAAGGCTGTAGTGTACATCCTCACCCCCCATGCGATCAAGGACCCAATGGGTATGTCGTGCAAAGCGCGCACAAGGTGGTGTGTCCCTAGGTATATGCCGGTGTACAACACCACCTTCCACGTAGCCTGATCTGCCAGCAACTCCAACTCAGGGCCCTCAATAGGCATTCCATCCGCGAAAGAATCGTACCAAACTTCTACGTTCGTGAACTGACAGAACGGGCTTGATTTGACCGCATGCTTCATTTCTTCTTTTGACGGAGATCTCCCTGTTGCTTTGACGAACGTGCACCATGCATGGTCTTCGAATATGTTGTAAGACCGTGAGACGTCTGCGATAGGTGCCGCTTCATTCACTAACGAAAGTTCACCGGCAGGCAACGACCAAGCAAACCGGTCAAACCCTTCCATGATGGCTTCCAGCTGATGTTCAACACTCGTAGCCAAGACGGGCTTCATCCTGATGGAAGTGGCAGCCCAGTGCAATTCCTTCTTGGGCTTGTACCATTTCCTCAGTACCTCTCCGTAAGACGGAAACTTGGGCTTGGCTGACGGGTCAAGCTGCCTTATCCTCTCCTGGCTAAACGTGCGTATCTTCTC